CTCACTCGGCCGCCGATGTCCAACCAACAAACGTTAGGAACATCCGCCGCTGGGACCACCGAAGCGCGGGCGCAAGGCAAATGGGAACCACAGAGTGGCCCTAGTAACCCCACACCCCCGCAACCCACACCGAGCACTTTACACCCGGATCGCACACTGCGGCCCTGCAGGTTCTATGGAACCAAAAAGGGCTGCTTAAAGGGCGACCAGTGTAAGTTTGAGCACGTGAGTCCGGCTGTTGGGGCCGATAAACCCAACCCTCCGGCTGCAGTTGAAGAAGCTGCGGTTGACCGTCGCCAGGTTGTACAGTTGGACGTACAGCTGGCTGAACTGGATCTGGAGAGACTAGCAGAGGTCTTCCACATGTTCCGGATCGTCAACGGCCGTCCACACCGTCAGAGTGTGCATGCGTACATGAGGGCGTCCCGTACTTGCATGGACGCCTTCATTGGCCGCATGTCAAACCCAAGCACTCTTGAAATTCAGGGGCGAATCCGCGGAACAGGCGTTCTTACCCGAGACGTCTGCCGTAAGGTATTCACCCCTGAGGACGATGAGGATTGCTGCCCGGAGGATTGTCGCCACCAGGAGAAGCTTGCTTCTGGTGACTACACGCAGGTCGTAGGAATTGATGTCCCCCTCGACGCGGCTGGAGCGGCCGCAATACTGGCGCAGCGTGGCGTCAAGCATATTATGCTTGCACTCCACGTTCATGTTGCCAGGGATTCTGTTATAGAACAACAAGCTGCTACCTGGGTTGGGCCCCTAGGTAGCGATACGTTTGCCATGACTGGATCACTTGGCAAGTTTATCATAAACACCCCCGGACGGGCGGCGTGGCAAGAGATAGACCATGCTTACCTCACGATGCAGATGCCAGTAAATGGCGTCAAGCCGGAACTCTACTGTGAATTGGGTTCATATAAGGTTTACCGGCTTACACGCACCGTGGTGGCACCGACGACCCCGATGGTGGTCGCATCATTGAGGCAACTCAACTCCAAGTATTCCGCATCAGTATTTGCGGCAGTGTCAGCGCCGGGCCGAAACCCGGTGTACATGCTCCGCATCACTGATGAGCTTGTCGCCTTCCGCGACAACTTGGGGTGGTATGCAACAACTGGCGAGACGATTCGTGAAGCAAATAGCATTCTTGGTGGACGAGCTATTGACGAATCACTCCGCCGCAAGGTTGTTACCTCAATCTTGCGCAAGGTCGGAAACGAGGATGCCGGGCGTGTTGTCGGCACTCTTCTCGATCTTGAAGCCCACGCGCAGACGACACAACAAGATGCTTGGGACTCTGGAACCATGGGAACGTGGCTTACTTGGCTACCGTTCGCATGGTTGTTTAACACCAGACGGTCTTTCGCCGCCACGTTGACGCGGAGGATCCGCGGCGAGGCCCCACAGCGAGTGTGGCGCCTCGTGCTGGGAGTGGTGATGCTCTTCGTGAGCTTCCTGCCCTGGCCGTCGTATCACTGCGTAGAGGTCGGTGGTGATAACACCGACCCTGGTCATTCCCATGGCCACACTGGAACTCATGGCTCAACTGTTTGCCGCCTTGAGATAGTAGCCGGAACTAATTTCTACCTCCGTGCCATCCTACTCGTCATAACCACTCTAAACCTAGCGTCGTTGGCCTACGGGGCCGACCCCGCTTATGAGTTTCGGGCCGCTTATGAGGATGATAGGTTTGCACCCATCTACTGCACAGAGGGAAGCTTGCCCTTTGGATTTGGTTTACCTGGCTACGTAGCATCATGTGATGTTTCCAAACCTCTTGCTGATGGCGCTTCCATCCGCACGAGAGACCCAGCCAAGTGGGTCGACATTGACAACCCCCGGGACATGCTGTTTGCAGTAGGAGTTGTCTTTTGCGGGTATACGCCGAGCGTTACCCTGCCATGCCAGCAAAATTTGGTATGTGCACTCCGGGACCGACAGCTTGCTGTCACTCCGGAGCCTGACCACGTATTCTTTCGGGAACAAGCCCGAGAATACCTCGCCCAGTTTCGCGACCCGGGCGACGTGGCAGAAGAGGACTTTGAGGCCTGGAACTGCCGGTTTGATCCAGTTCGACGCAACAAGCATGACCGCGCCCGACAAGCGTGGCTGGATTGTGTCGTTTCGGACTACGCCGCGTTAATCCGCAAGGGATTCACGAAAGCAGAAAAGGTCTTGAGGGTCGACAAAGAGATTGGCAAAGCACCGTTCCCGCCCAGGTTGATAACTGGGGCGACGGACGAGTTTAATGTTGTCTGGGCGGTTTATTTCTTCCAGGCACGCGAGAACATTAAGAAGGCCTACGCTGACCTCCCAAATAACGTCCTGCTGGCAAGCGGATCCACCTCTCGAGAACTTGGTGATTGGTTCACGGAGGCGCTTGCCACCAGCGGGCGCGCCATCTGCGGTGACGACCAGTACGTCATCGTCGACGGCCTCATTTTGGAGCTCGACGGCAGTAAACACGACTCACATATGAACTCGGAATTCTTCGAGTTCAAGTGGACCCTGTACCACCTCCTCTGCCATGAAATTCCCCGACGTGTGATCAGGTTAGCCCGGGAGGGCGCTAGGATCACGTTGGGCGTCAATTACGCTTTAGCAGTGTGGTGGACCCATACATACCGGACCCGATCCGGTGATCCTGACACCGAGAAAGGAAACTCCGTGCAAACTGACATCGTTGCATGGAGTTCTCAAAACATCGTGCGTGAGATGAACCGTGCTGGCGCGAGCCATACTGTCATCATGGACGCCGTTGTTAAGAATGCGTTAAGGTTTGGCTACGTCGTTAGTGGGAAACTATCGAGTGACCCAACCTCAACCTCCTTCCTCTCTGGCAGTTTTATGCCCGTTGATGGGCAGATGTACTGGTACCCGAATGTTGGAAGACAGCTCGTCAAGCTGGGATGGTCCCTCCGGTCGTGTGGCCCGGAGCGCACTTGGAGAGAGTATGCGGGTGTGTTGAATTCCTACCGCGATTTCTCCTTTGTCCCCTTCCTTCGCACATATGTTGACGTAATTAGCCAGTTGGTACCGGAGCAGTACCGACTCGCTCCACCTACCAAGAGGTGGCTGATCGGCCCTGGAAAAACTCCCCAGAGCCCGTCGGACGACACGTGGGATTGGTTCTCCCGCAGGTATTCTCTGACCAAGTCAGACGAAGAGGAGTTTAAACGGACCCTCGAGTCCATCACGTCATTGCCCTTTGTCGTGCGTAGTGAGTATGTGGAACACATGCTCCGCGTCGATATGGCGTGAGTGAGCTCGAGGGTTGGGCGGATGGTGGGAAGGCCAGTGAGGCCATATGGCACCCGGGGATATAATAGGGTGTCGAGCAGTCTGTGTTGGCTGTCTCGGGTAGTTACAAACAACACAACAAACACAATAGGTAATCACGCTACCAAAGCCGTATTATCTAACGAAACACACAAAGACAACGTGCAAGATGTCATCTCAACGCAGAAGTCTCTCAAAGAAGCAGAAGAAGGCCTTGAAGAAGGCTGGGCGCTTGCTCCCCGACGGGACATTCGCTTCCGGCGGCGCAATGGTCGGAAACGCCCTGGGTTCAACGCTTGGGTTGGGCGCTCCTGGGAGAGCGATTGGGAAAGGATTAGGTAATATTTTTGCCAAACTGGTTGGGTTTGGTGATTATACTGTCGAGTCCAACAGCTTGTACAACCAAGGCGTTGCGGTCCCGGTTGGGGATACCGTGCCTAGCTTTGGAGTGCGTGGTCATGCTGTCACGGTCAAGCACCGGGAGTTCATTAAGGACGTCCTGGTGCCTGCCGTGCCAACTGACTTCACCCTCCAGTCTTACCGCATCAATGCTGGGAACCCTTCCATGTTCCCGTGGCTGTCCTCGATTGCCACCAACTTCCAACAATTCAAAGTTGTTGGAATGGTGATCGAGTTCAAGTCACTCTCCGCCGATGTGACGGCCGGCGGAGCGCTCGGTGCGGTGATGCTAGCCACCGACTACAACGCTCTGGCACCGGACTTCGTTGATAAATTGCACATGGAAAATTCGGAGTATGCAGTTTCCACCAAGCCGTCGCAGTCCCAGCTGCACTCAATTGAGTGCGCTCGGAGTGCCACGGCCCAGGAAATGCTCTATGTGCGAAATAACACGAGTTCAGTCACCACGTCCCAGGACCCCCGGTTGTACGATCTTGGCTTGTTCCAAATCGCTACAGTCGGGCTTCCTGGCGCGGTCGGTGAGGTGCTTGGTGAGCTCTGGGTCACGTATGAAATCGAACTGTATAAGCCATTGATCGTGGATGAAACGTACAACTCTGGTCGCATTTATGCCACCGCTGGTTGCACGCCCTCTTTGATCTTTGGCACAGATCCCACTGAGAACGGGACGATTGTGACCGCTGAGGACAACGATCTTGACTTCACCCGCGCTGGTGAGTACCTACTGGCCTGTCGGTGGGCTGGCACTGGTCTAACTGGTGCACCCACCTTGGCCTTTAGCTCCACTGGCGTGAGTAACCTTGAGGGCACAACCTTCAATGGGGCTGGCACGGACATGATGGTGATTTACTCCGTCACCGTCAGTGCCGGGGAGTCCGTCATTTTTGACGCGAGCGCTGTTGCCACCACCATCACACAAACACATGTACGGGTCGCACCGTATAACTATGATCTCAGCTGAATGGCAGTTGAGGGAGCCCTGTGGAAGACGAATCCCATCCCCGAAGATGAGGACGTCACGAACCGACTTACTTGGTGGTTCGACTCTACACCGCGCCCTCCTCCACCGGCTGGTTATCATTACTAAGAAGGAATCAACTACAATTGACTGAAAG